CACAAGCACACACAACCTCGGCCTCGCTGTTGACGTGTCAGAGGCATCAGGCGAGCGCCTGCAATGGATGGAAGCCAATTGCCTGACGTTCGGATTCAGCTGGGAATTCAGGTCTGGCGCAGAACCGTGGCACATCCGCTATTTCAAGGCAGAATCAATACCGCCCAGGGTGCAGCGCTGGCTCGACACCCATGCAAACTGAAATCACCGTCGCCCTCATCTCAGCCGTAGCCATCGTGGCTGCCGGCATCCCTGCCGCCCTCATCGAGCGAGCTCGGCGAGAAAATGCCGACGATCACGCATACGTACGCAAGATACTGACTAGGGTGGAAAACAAGTTAGACAACCATTTGGAGGATCACATCAATGGCTTTACGCGACGAAATAAGTCAGAAGCAGAACAAAATCGCTGATTTGACCGCTTGGGTCAATAAACAGAAAAACCGCAAGGAATGGGTCGACATCATTCTTGACGAATCATTCAGCAATCAGGCCGTAGCCGCATTGCTAAGCAAGCACGGTTTCAAGACCGATTGGAATGTTGTCTACCGCTACAGGATGCGTCATGGCGCTAAGTGACGAGCTGGGCGAGCTGCAAACAATCGATCAGCTGCGCCAAGCACTGAAGCGTTCCAATGAGCTGAACATCAAACTGAAGCACAAGACCGGCGAACTAGTTGCCGCTGTGTATCAGGCCGCCAAAGATGCCGGGCTGGCTACGCCGCCAGTCAAGGTTAAACCACCTGCAAAAGACACGCGCAAAGGCAAAGCCGAAGTTGCACTCATCCATTGCACCGACTGGCAGCTTGGCAAAAAGACCGTGAGCTACGGCAAAGAAACGTGCGCACAACGCATTGAGCGTTTTATTGACAAAACCATTGCCATTACCGACATTCAACGCAAACACCACCCGGTACGCGAAGCAGTGCTGTTTCTTGGTGGCGACATGGTTGAGGGCCTAGGCATTTTCCCTGGCCAAGCGTGGGAAGTTGACGCGCTGCTCTACGAGCAGCTGTTCAACACGTCGCACATCATCAGCCAAACCATCACCACACTTGCTGCAAACTTTGAGTCAGTGCGCGTGGTGTGCGAATACGGCAACCACGGCCGCATCGGCCGCAAAGGCGAAATGCCGGCAGGCGACAACATCGACCGCATCGCCTACGAGATTGCGCGCAACAAAGTCGGCCACCTAGTCAAAGACTGGCAGTCATCAGATGCCTGGTATCAGATCACCAAAATCGGCAACTACAAAGCGCTCCTCGTGCACGGCGACGAAATCAAGAGCTTTGGCGGCAACACGCCAGCTTTCGGCATCCTGCGCAAAGTCAACGCATGGGCCGGTGGCGTCATCGAGGACTTCCACGACTGCTACATGGGCCACTGGCACACGCCCATGAGCCTCACCATGAGCAACGGCGGCCGTATTTTCGTGACCGGGTCGCCCGAGTCTCACAACGAATACGCGCGCGAATTTGTAGCAGCGACAGGCATACCGAGCCAGCGGCTGCACTTCATTGATCCAGACAAAGGCCGGGTGGCGGCGGAGTACGTGGTATGGCTCGACTAGAGCACCCACTCGTGCTGGTCACTTGGCATGACGCCCACACCATTGACAACGACGAATGGCATGAGCTGGCCGACCTGACTGACGAGCCGTGCGTGGTGCAGTCAGTGGGCTGGCTGTTATCTAAACGCAACGCTAGGCACCTGATACTGGCTCAGAGCTTGACCGATGATAAGGGCGTCGACAACGTGCTATTCATCCCGGCCAGGATGGTGCGAAAAGTGGTAAGACTGCAAATCCCCCACAAGCGCCGAAAGGTGCGCTAAGGTGAAATCAGCCGTTGGAGGCGGCCAATAATGACCACACTCATCACCTATGAAATACTGACTGGATTGTGTCAGGAAACTGGGCAACAGTTTCATCTCGTAGTATTCCGTGACCAGGAAGGTGCCGTATTGAAGGCCCAACTGCGTTACCGATTCAACGCAGACGACGACTGGAGCGAACCATCAAAGCTCACCCACCAACCACCCATCGACCCGCTACATCCGAGCGTCGCATGAATCCCATCGTCACGATTCTTGCCTCGGCACTCTTTACCGGCGCGGTAGGAGTGATGGTCACGCAGGATCCAGAAGTGGATACCTGGGGCCTCGTGTCAGCCTCGACCGCCTACTCCCCGGTCGAGGCTGGCACGCCACCAGACGCAATAGGAAGCGATTACAGCCCCGAAAGCACGCAGGTGCAGTATCAGGGCCCCGGATGCCAAGAATGGGCCGATACGGCCCTTCGCGGCGGCTTTCAGCCCCATGACCTGAGCACCGCCCTTCAGGTCATGGAGCTGGAGTCGGGCTGCCTGCCAGGCGCCATAGGCGACAACGGCCAGTCATTTGGCCTGATGCAAATCAATGACTACTGGTGCACGCCAAATCAATACTGGCCGCGCGGCTACTTGCAGACGCAAGCCATCCTTGATGATTGCGCAGAACTGCTCGACCCACTGACAAATCTGTGGGCCGCCTGGCACATTTCAACGCATTACGGCTGGCACAATTGGAGCACTTATGCGCGTATTTCTTAACGACCTGATTTTCGGAGTCATCGTCATTGGCTACCTTGTGGCAACCATGATTTACCTTGTCGTCACCCACGAGAGGAAAAAGCAGCGTGACAACTAGACCCGATCCAGGTGACGCGGCATACGTCGCCTGGCAGCTCACCAAAGACGGTGAGCGCATGAAACAGTACGGCCATCCTTGGAACGATTACACCATGGTGCGTCGACTGTTCAGCACGCTGACCAATTACAAGCACAACTTGACTGTGCAGGAGGCTGCGCTGTTTATGGTATGCGTCAAACTGGCTCGGTTGATGAAATCGCTCGACGTGGAAAAGATGCACGAGGATTCGCTCATTGACGCCATCGGCTACTTAAATTGCCTGCACATGATTGACGCCAAAGACCAGCTCAAAGATGCGCCCAAGCACATCATTGGTGACATGGTCGTGGAATGGGAACGATGACCAGCCCACAGAAACGCAAAGGCCACGCAGCCGAACTTGCAGTCGTCAAATGGCTACGCGCACACGGCATCATGGCCGACCGCATCCAAGCAGGCACACACGCCGATAAAGGCGACGTGACCGGGTGGCCTGGCGTCGTCATCGAAGTCAAAGACCGCAAAGCACACTCATGGCACGGCTACTTCGAGCAACTACGCACACAGGTCGTCAACGCCAACGCATACACAGGCGTAATCATCGCAAAACGCCCTGGGCTTATTGACGTGGGCGAATGGATGGCAGTCATGCCGGTCAAAGAATGGTTTGAACTAATGCAACTACTGGAGGACACAAACAAATGAGCTTCAACCTTGACAACTACGTTGACGTACCAACACGCCTACGCATGGCGCTTGAAAAGTACCCCGATCTGCGTATCCAAGAATCACAGCCCACATTTCGTGAGGTCAACACCAAGCTCTACATCGAGATTTGCTGCACCGTGTGGCGCGACAAAGACGACCCGAAACCAGTCATCGCATACTGCTGGGAACCATTCCCAGGCACCACGCCATACACACGCGACAGCGAACAAATGAACGCCAGCACATCAGCCCTCGGCCGCGCCCTGGGCATGATGGGCTTCGGCATCGAGCACAAGATGGCCAGCAAACAGGAAGTGCTTGCGCGTCAACAGGAAGTGCCGACAGTGACCGAAGTACCGGCCGTGTATGACAACGGTGACCCGGTGCCTGATCCGTTCACTGACAAGCAACAAACGACCAACGTGGTGCAATTTAAGAACCCTAAAGGTAAAGCCTCCGACAAACAGATTGGCATGATTCGAGCCCTGGCACGAGGCAAAGGCTTCGGCGCAGGCAAACCGACGCTCGATGGCATCGCCGCCATCATTGGCCGCGAAATCAAACTTTACGACGAACTCACCAAGGCTGACGCCTCAAAGGTCATTGAGGCTTGGAAGTAACTATGCCTAAAAGCCGAGAAGAAAGACTTGCGCAACAGCGCGCTTACAGCAATAAGCGTTATCACGCCAA